TTTTCCTTCCCGCGGGGGTGTTCGTGGTTCAGAAGATAGCCCTGAAGTTTGTCCTGGGGCGCCGACGCAGACGCCGCTTCGGGAAGGGTGCCGCGGCTGGCGGTGCTGTTGTAAAGGCGGACCTTCGCCTTCATCTGGCGCCATTTCTCCGGATTCGTGTATTTCACGTTCTGGAAGGCGTCCAGGGTGGACGGGACTTCGCCGTCCGGAAGGACGCCCAGGAAGGCGTCGAATTGCTCCTGGTCTGCCTTGATATTATACGCCTTCTTCCGTTCGACTTCAACCGAACCTTGACCGTTTGCGGCCGTCTGCCGGCTGTACCACTCCTGATAGGTGGTCCGCTTCGGCATAGGCTCCCCGCTGTTCAGCCAGTCCAGGGCCTCTTCGGGGTCATATTCGACCGTCGTACAGCGACAGTTCGGGTGAATGGGCGGGTAGTTGACGCCAGGTTCCGCGTCGGACACCTTAAAACGCCGGCCGTCCAGGCCGCCGCAAGTGTCACAGGTGCGTTCATTGACCGCGGCCATATATTCATATTCCGCGACGCCGGCTTCCTTGTAGGCCTTCCTGTCGGCTTCCGCGTGGATATGGGCGGTTTCGGTGCGGATCAGGCGTTCGGCGTTCTTGTAGGACTGGCCCATTCGGGAAGAAAGGGCGGACGCCATAACGCCCACGCTCTTTCCCTGAATCAGGCCCTGGGTGATGATCTCGCGTGTGTTGAAGATCAGCGCCTGTTTCGACTGCCACAGACGATCGGAGAACATAGCACCGGACCAGGGGTAGGACACGGCGTCTTCGACGGCGGAAGCGTCGATCTTCGCGATCTCATTGTAGAAGCCGGCGCGGCTTTGGAGGTCATAGGACTTCTTGTAGTAGCCTTCGACGAAGCCTTCGCCCAGTTCTTCCTTCATCTGCTCGACGCCGCGTTTCCACAGGTCGTTCAGGATTAGGTCGATTTGACCTTGAAGGGCTTCCAGGCGGGAAATGGAACTGTTCGCCGACAGGGCGTCCAGTTGCGCCTTCAGGACCGCCTTCACGCTGGGGTCGGTGGTGGCTTTGATGGTGGCGACATAGTCGCCCAGGGCGGCCTTCCATTCCTGGAACTCCTTCCGGTTGAGAAGGCGGACCGCCTGGTCGTAGGTCAGGCCGTACTTGCCGGCGTACTTCGAATAGAAGCTGTCGATCTGCCTTCGGATCGACTTCGCCGCGGCTTCGTACTCCCTGAACATTTTCCCCGACAGGTTCGCGCCGCGAAGAAAGGCTTCGTTCTCGCGCGTCAGGGCGCGTTCGGCCCAGTAGTCACGGTTATTCGTTGCCATCGGCTCCACCGCCATTCACGGGGTCGCCCTGGCCGTTCTGGCCCTTGCCGGCGCCCAGGGCGTCGCCGAACAGGCCTTCGCCGTATTCCTCCATAGCGGCCTTCTTCTCTGCGTCGATCCGCTCCATTTCTTCGTCGGCGTCCGTCACCCAGGGGTGGTTCTGAAGGATCGTCCGCTTCGACAGAAGACTT